TGACTAAGATCAACTATATTGATTAATGATATAATAGAGAAAAGACAGGAACAGTATGCATAGAATCGCGGTAGTGGATAATTTCATAACCAAGGAAGACGCAGATACCCTAATAAGGGAACAACACAACCCATCAGAAATTAATCCGTATCCAGAATACTATAGTAAAAGATATGGTGGTACATCATTACCATACAATAAAACGGTCATGGATATTATGATTAAGTATGGCAATAAGTCTAATGAAATACACAGGTCCCTTAATGGATTTCTTAATCCAATATATGTGTTTAAAGGTTTTGGATCACACTGGACAAAGGGTACAAGGGGTGGACTACACTTAGATGCACAAGGTCCAGAACCATTTATAGAATTTAGTACAATAATTTATTTAAACGAAACTCCAGAATACCAAGGTGGTAAAATATTTTTTCCTAATCAAGATTTTGTATACCAGCCTAAAAAATATTCTGCAGTATTCTTTCCAAGTTCTGGTACAGAATATATTCACGGTATCACTGAAGTAACTGAAGGTCATAGATACACTGCACTATATATGCACACATCACTTCCAGAACATGCAGATCCAGATTTCTTAGGGGAAGATAAGAATCCAACTTGGCAAGCCGTAGAGTATCCATTAGAAAGAGAGGCTGCAGAACGTGAGTTCAATAGATCATGAAGTATTAGATTTAGGTTTAGTATACTATAAGAATATTGTAAAAAATACTGATCAGATTATAAGAAACATAGAAGACTTAGAAGAAAGGTTTTTGAATAGTTCTGAAGATATTAAACAAAGAACAGTTGTTCAACCGTGGTCTCCCTGGATTAATGATAGTGCTGGAACAAACGAAATATTTTGTTGGCAAAAGTTTATTCCAACTATGGAACAGATATCAGAAGATGATGCTTTTAAAGATGAACAAAGAAACATATCTTCTAGAATACATGGATCAATTGATGAAGCACTATTGCACTATTCAACAAAACTATATCCATTTGCACAAAAAAATGTTAAAGCAAAAGAGCACGCAACTAGTTTATTAAGATATGATAAGTCTGGATACTTACCACCACATCAAGACCAGGGTGTAAGTACTAGGGTTTTATCTGTACTGTTATACCTTAACGATGACTATGTTGGTGGGGAAATAACATTTAAACAATCTAATGTAACTATTAAACCATCAGCAGGTAGTATTGTTTTTTTTCCATCTAACTTTTTATATGTTCACGAAGTTGATTCTGTTTTGAAGGGGCCAAGATATGCATTACCAACTTGGTTTCATAATGTACCGTCGCACATGATTAGAAATTCAACTGGAGAAGAGTAATGAATACGTTTGAACAAGACATTTTGTATTCTAATTATAGATATCGTGCTAAACTAAATGAATTTTTAATACATACTAATTTAGAAGATTTTTTAATAAAGAAAGATAATGATGATGTAATTAAATATTTTGATAAAGCAAATAACCCTGTTAAGTTAAACGAACAAGGGTTTAGGTGTGATGAATTTTTACAAACACATGATAAAAAACATGTTTTGTTTTCTGGTTGTTCACACACTTTTGGTGTTGGAAGTAAGTATGAAGAGGTTTGGAGTTATTCGTTATATAAAAAACTTTTACTAGAGGAACAGTTTAGTGGATATTTTAATCTTGGAATTTCAGGTGGAAGTGTAATAGAAACAATAACAAATATTTATAGATATATAAGAAAATATTCAAAGCCAGATGTGGTATTTTTATTGTTACCAGATCTTGAAAGAGATTTTATATATTTAAAAAATCCAGATATATTGCTTACACCATTTGTTATTGAATTTTATAAACAATTTGAAGATTATTGTATATCTAATAATATAAAATTAATATCAACTACCTGGATAGTTCCAGAACAAGATTTATTGTGGCATAAACTTGAAAGTAATTTAAATATGATAAATAATAATTATAGTCTTACTGATAAAAATGGATATCTACCTTCAAGTGATGAAAGTAGTTATCGTGAGTTTAAATTTAGAGATCCTTACGAACATATTGTTTTATTAGAAAACAATACTAAAACTTTTAAAACTATGAATACGTTACAGTTTTATAAAAATGTGTACGAATATTGTGTAAAAAATAAAAATAAGCCAAATTTAATGGAAACGTTAGATGGGTCTAGACATTACGGAATTTCTTACCATAATGCATGGAGTGAATATTTTTACGAAAGGTATCTAAATGAAGCAAATAATATATAAGATTAAGTTTTATTTTTGGTTAAGAAAAAATAAAAAACATTTTAAAAAAAGAGACTTCATTTATTAATATGAATGACAATAAAGATAAATATAAAGAAATAATAAAAAATCAAAAAGAAAATAATCCTGAACTTTTTTATTATTTATTAACAAGAAGTAAAGACATAACTAAACCTTTTCTTATTGATAAAAGAAAAGATTTAGAAATTACCGACGATTATGGCTATTTTACTGATTCTTTTACAACAAATCATCATAATAAAAAACATCTCTTGTTTGCTGGATGTTCTATAACAGCAGGGTGTGGTGTAAATAGTATAACGGACAGTTGGTCATTTAAGTTATATAATGACCTTAATCAAAATAAAGACTGTAGTGGATATTTTAATGTAAGTATTGCTGGTGGAGCACCAATAGAAATACTTTTAAATGTTTTAAAGTATATTGCAAACTATGGCAATCCTGATTATATATTTATTCTTTTTTCTAATTATGGAAGAGATTGGAACAAATTTAATAAAGAAAATAATAGGCATGGAATGATATCTGAAATGTTTGTAATTAATCTATATGGCATACTAGATAGTTATTGTAAATTAAACAACATAAAATTAATTACAACTTCTTGGGTAGATACCGTGCCAGGAATAACAGATTTTATTCATTTAGATATTCAAGATTTAGAGATTATTATGCATAAAGATATGATAAAAAATTTTAATAGTTATTATCAAATAGATAACAAAAGGTTTGCCGAGAACACTTTTAAATATATACAGGATGCAGATACCTATATGACTATTGTTGGAACTGATGGATCTCATCCAAGTGAGGCCGTACACCACGCATGGTATAAAGAATTTTTATATAGAATGGGTGACGTAAATGTTAATAATGGGAATTAATGAAACAACACATGATGCATCTATATCTTTAATACAAGACGACAAAGTATTATTTGCTGGACATGCAGAAAGGTATAGTAAGGTTAAGAATGATTGGTTTACTAATAAAAATTTAATAGACGATGCTTTAAAATATGGGTTTCCAGATCAAATAGCCTACTACGAAAGTCCATTTTTAAAAAAACTAAGAGTTACAACTCGTGGTGGTTTTGGTGGGGGTAAACCTTGGTTTGAACATACTTATCTTAATGCAATACCAAGAACTAATTTTAAACATCATTACTCGCATGCTGCAGCAGGGTACTATACTAGCAAGTTTGATGATGCAGTAATAGTAGTGCTTGATTCAATTGGAGAATTTAATACCTCTACCATTTGGACTGGAGAAGGAAATGATATTAAATTAATGTACAAAGATAATTATCCTTTTAGTTTTGGTTTATTTTATTCTGCTTTTACTCAACTGATTGGTTTAATGCCAAACCAAGAAGAGTACATTATGATGGGGATGGCGGCTTATGGAGATAAACAAAAATATCTTAATAAAGTTTTAGAATACTTTCCGTCAATTGGTTATCAAAAATATAATTTTCATAAAGGAATTTTTGATTGGGGATCAGAAATAACTGAGCAAGATAGGTTTGACATTGCAGCAGCAGTACAAGAAGTTTATCAAATAAAGTTAATAGATTTTATGTATATGGCAAAAAGATTAACTAAGAAAAATAGGTTAGTTTTTATGGGTGGTTGTGCTCTTAACTGTTCTGCTAATACGTTTTTGTGGAATATATTTGATGATATATGGATTATGCCAAACCCTGGAGATGCTGGAAGTTCTTTAGGTGCTGCGGCAGCCTTGTATGGAAAGCATGTTGATTTTAAAACACCATTTCTTGGATATGATTTGGGAGATAACTATCCAGTATATGCAGCATTAAATGAAATAGTGAATAACGGAATTGCGGCGGTAGCGAGTGGAAGAGCAGAGTATGGACCAAGAGCGTTAGGTAACAGAAGTATATTAGCAGACCCTCGAGATCCAAACATTAAGGATAAGGTTAATAATATTAAAAAGCGTGAACTCTTTAGACCGTTTGCACCAGTTGTGATGGAAGAACATGCAAGTAAATGGTTTGATATGAGTTTTACAAGTCCTTATATGCAGTACGCAGTTAAGTGTTTAAAGCCAGACTTGATACCTTCCGTTGTTCATAAAGATGGAACTTCTAGGGTTCAGACTGTAAATAAGGATCAGCATCCTGGATTATACGACCTGTTGTCTAGATGGTACAAAATATCAAAGGTACCAGTTTTACTTAATACCAGTTTAAATATTAAAGGTCAACCATTACTTAATGATGAGAGTGATATAATTAATTGGGAACAAACATACGGAGCAAAGATAATATAATGAATAATAAAATATTTGTGTCGATTCCAGCATGGGAAGATACTCATCTAGTAGATACTATGAATCATATTTTGGATACTGCTTATTACCCTGAAAATATTGTATTTGGACTTGGACTAAACTATAAAGAAGAGCCAGACCTATCAATGTTTAATGATGTAAAGATAGTTAGAGATCAAGACATAGCAGAGGGTCAGCCAGGTATAGTGGGCATTAGAGAGGCTATAAGAGGTCTAATAGACGATGAACAGTATTTCTTAGGAATAGATGCTCATGCAGATTTTGAACTTAACTGGGACACTGCCTTAATAGATGACATAGAAGAATTAACCAAGAACAATGAAAAGAGAATAATATCTAGACAGGCTACAGCCACTGTTCAAGGTAAACATAATTGGAAAACAAAATGGATTGTAGATGGAGATTTTGATGAGTTGGATTTGCATGGTGAAGTTGTTGAGTTTGATTCAGTATTAAATAAAGATAGAGTTAATGACAAATATTTTAAAAATTATTATATTTCTTGTAATTTTATTTTTGCAAAATGTTCTGACATTAAGGCTATAAAGTTTCCTTCATATCATAGATTTCCATTTGAAGAACCAGAGCAGTCTATAGCAATATATTGCCAAGGTTATGATGTGGTTGCTCCATATGCTGAAAATATAGTTCACTATGCTGGCAACGATGTTAAGTACTCATTTCCATATGATGAAAGATGGTGGAAGTTTGTTGGAACTGATCGTAACAATCAAAATCATTGGACCAGAATATGGGTTTTAGATGATGATGAAATGACAAAAGAAGTTAAAAAATTAATGATAATGGGTAAAAATAAATACTTTAATATTTTAAACTATACAAGAAGCATAGTAGATTTTTATAATGAAATAGATATGGAAGAAAATTATTGGAAGGTAAGAAGAAGCATTATTAATAGCAAGACGTATTCATAAATGGAGAAAGTTAGATTCGGTTTTATTGGTGCAGGTCTAATTGCTAAGATAGGTCTTTACCCTGCATTAAATAACTCTTCATCCAGTGAAATTTATGCAGTAGCAGCAAGGGATGCTGATAGAGCAAAGGCATTATCTCCATCTGGAAAGTTTTATACCGATTACCAAGATTTAATTGATGATCCAAAAGTTGAAGCAGTTTATATTTCTCTACCAAATTCACTGCATATTCCTTGGTCAATAAAGGCTATGCAAGCAGGCAAGCATGTTTTATGTGAAAAACCAATAGCAATGAATGCTCAAGAATTAAAAGAAGCAATCAAGGTTTCTGAATCAACAGAAAAATTGTTAATGGAAGCAAGTTGGAATAGATGGCATCCACGAACTGTGAGAATAAAAGAACTTGTAGATTCTGGATTAATTGGTCAAATAACCAGCATTGATACATCTGCAACCTACTCTCAACTTAATGATATTAATAAGATTAGAACAACCCCTGAATTGGGTGGTGGAAGTCTTTATGACCTTGGTCCTTATTCTGCAGTTGCACCATTGTGGATAACTGATTTTGCTCCTGTAAAAGATATCAAAACAAAGGTACGTTGGCATCCAGATGGTTGTGACGAAACGTTAATAATTAATTATAAGATCGATAACATAGAGTGTAGGACCGTTACTTCTATGAATATTAAACAAACGGATTATTTAACAATTACTGGAACAGAGGGTAAGATATGTACACCAGGTAACGATGCTTATTTTTCTTATAATAATGTAAGCAACTTGATTATTGAAAACAATTATGGTAAAATAGTAGTAGAAGAATTCGAGGCTTGTGATCCTTATAAGATAATGGCAGAACAGTTTGCTAATCATATTAGGGGAAAAAAATCTTGGGTAATGTCAGTTTATGAATCACTCAAATTTGCAGAGTTCTTTGATAAGATAAGGAATGAGATTTATGAAAAAAGAATCTAGAAAAAGAAGTTTGTATAAAAGTTTTAGTTGGCCTATTGTTCACATAGGCTTTGTTGGTACGTTGGTATATTTTTTTGAAAAGTTAATTACTGGTGAAGCACACTGGGAATATGCTGGATCTTTTGCAATAATTTACACAGCCTGTGAAATGGTTGGATTTTTCTTACATGAAAGAGCCTGGTCAAGGTTTGGTAAAAAGGTGGATTAATGCCCATCTATGAATATATATGTAAAAAATGTCAAACAGAATACGTAAAAGTTCGCTCAATTAGGGAAAACGATCCAGGGTACGATTGTGAAAAATGCAACGTATCCCTGGTTCGAAAATATGATTCCGTAGCCAGTGTGTTTAATGGTGATGGGTTTTATTCAACAGATAAAAGAAAAAAATAATACAGTGGACAAAGTTCGCGGTATATGATAGAATTGATACAACTACTAAACAAAGGTATAATTATGTTAATGACTAAAACAACTCCAGAAGTAAACGAATATCTATTGACATTAAACGATAGATGTGATAGGTGTAATGCACAAGCCTATGTAAAGGCTGTGGGCTTAGATGGAGAACTATTGTTTTGTGCACATCACTATAACAAGATAGTAGATAATGCTGTTGGGTATGATAAAATTATGAAGTTTGCTATTAATATAGTAGATGAAAGAGATAAGTTAATCGAAAACAAGTTGAAGGGACAAGATTAATTATGAATACAGTTCAATTTTTTGGTTTAGACGCAGAAACTAGAAATCAAGTTGCAAAAGGTTTTTCAGACAAAATGAATGGATTTTTTTGTACAGACAGAGAGTTACCCACTGCAAGTACAGAGTCACCATATGCTAGATGGCTAAGAACCATTGGTACCGTGGCATCAAAAAATAATGTAGAACTTTTTATTCCAAGTGGGTATTTTCCAACAATAGAAGCAAGAGAACAGTTTAGAGATAATCCAGAGTTGTTTCCCAATACCATGACTGTTTGGGTAGACACAATTGATGAAGCGGATGCAGTTAATCCACCTTTAATTCCAAATGCTCCATCTGATTTTAAGTGGGAAACGCCATCTGAAAAAGAATATCATTTTATAATAACAAAGTCTATGGGTTCTATAGACAGTATGATTGCACAAGTTGTTTTGCAATATGATAGGCACTTTAGTTAAAATGATAATACAGTTTATAGGATTGCCTGGATCTGGTGCAACTGAAATTGCAGATGCAGTTAGAGATAGAATTAACGGCATACATTTAGATAAAGAAAGTTTTACTAATTTTTTTGTGGGGTACAATGAACTATTGTATTATCAAAAATTAGGAGTTTTAGCAAGACTGTTAGAGTCAAAACAAGATAAGCCAGTAATAGTAGACGCTGTTTTTAATATACAACAATATAGAAAAATATTTGGAAAGCCAGACTTAGTGATTTGGGTTGACACAAAATCTAATTCATATTCTGGTGCTTGGGAAGATCCAGAATATTTTGATCATAAAATAGTAGATACAGGTGATAGTCATGAAGATGCTTTACCAACAAGAGCAATAACTATTATTAGAAAATTTGGACTTTTTGATTGGAAAGAAGATACTACTTTAATGGTAGATACTTATCAGAAATGGAATGAAACAAATTTTGAAGAATATGTTGATAGTTTGTCAACAAATACACAAGTAGTTGTGGGCGTTAAACATGTTTCTGGAATGACAGAAAATGATTTATTACATTTTGAACAAGTAGGTCAAGCAATTAAACAAGATTTTCCAAATGCTAAAATAATCAAGTTACCGAATGTTAAAAGCATTGTTCATAACGATAGAAGTAATTTTAAAATAGAAAAAATAGGAGAAAATAGTGGTCAAGCATAATAATAAAGTTTTAGTTGCAGTGTGTGTAATAGCACTATGTTTTAACACTATATCTGCTAACGCTGCAGATAAAAAATATAAGGATGCATTGTCAGCATTAAATACTTTAAAGGTTGCTGATGAAGTTCGTACAGGATATAAAAGAGAAAAGTTTAAACATTGGGTTGGAGTGGGCAACGGTTGTGATTCTAGAAAAGCAGTTATTATTTCAGAAGCAACTGTAAAGCCAACTGTTGACAAGAAGTGTGCAATTACTGGTGGCAAATGGTTAAGTATATACGATGGTGTAACTGTAACTGAAGCAGGTAAACTTGATGTAGATCATATGGTTCCTTTAGCAGAGGCATGGGATTCTGGTGCACAAGCATGGGATGCAAAAAAGCGTGAATTTTATGCAAATGATCAGATAGATCCACGTCATTTAATTGCGGTAACAGGTGCATCTAATAGATCAAAATCAGATAGAGATCCAGCAGATTGGTTACCAACAAATAAAGCATACGTGTGCGAATACTTGACTAACTGGGTATCAGTTAAAGTTAGATGGTCTCTTTCTGTTGATAAAAAAGAAAAAGATGCAATTGCAAATAGTTTAAAGTCTTGTAAGAAAACCTCATTCTCTGTAACAATTATTAAGTAGGGTTTAATAATGACTGAAAATAATGATGACATTATTGCTAATTTAATTTTAACTGGTGCTTTAGAAGTGGCTGGTATGGACATAGAAACTGGAGAGCCATTATATAACTTTACTTCAAAATTAGAATATGTTAATCCAGAACTTCATAGTGAGATGGCAACATATTTTACTAGAGAAACAATGGCATTGTGGCAACACGGATTTATAGCAATGGATGTAACACAAAAAGAACCAACAATAAACTTACTGCCAAAAGCATTTAATAAAGAAGAAGTTGAAAAATTAAAAGAAAATAATAAATATACATTAAAAGAAATAATTAGAATTATTATGGAAAAAGAATAAAATAAATGGAATTTTTATTAGGAGCAGTAACAACAACTCTTGTATTGTTTTTATCTATTTTATTTTTAATGAATAAAAGAAATAAACGCGAGGCTTTTTTTTTAATAAGATATAGTCAAAGCCACATACATAGAATTTTAGCACCTATACTTCCACAGGTAGATCAAATAACAAAGATGGCTCCTAAAAATAATCAATCAGCCAAACATCTTAAGAGCGTTAATATAAGGATATTGATTATAGACGGCAAAGCATATTGGACTAAAAATAATGTGTTTTATGTGTCTGAAATTATTGACGGTAACGTAGATAAAATTAATGCTAAAGTAGTTGACACAATGGGCATGAGTAAGGTAGAATTAGATAAGATGCTTTTTATTATAGATCAACTTAGAAAGGGTGAATAGGCATGATAGTCGCAGTTCAAGGCAGTAAAGGTTTTGATGACTACAGCATATTCATTAGGGCTATGGGGGTAGCACTGGCTTCTTTGCCAGAAGATGATGATAAGTTTCATATTTATTCAGCAGGTCCTGCAAAAGTTAATTCTATGGTTTCAGAATTTTCAAATTTATCTGAAAGAGGACTAAGAGCAAGGGGCAAAAAGATTAAGTTCTTTAAAGTTGCACCTACTTGGCTAAAAGAAAATTTTGATTCAGTTGGTTACTTTGCTTATTTAAGTACACCACAGGATCAACCTTCTGCATTAGTTGCAGAAGCAGAACTTCACAACGTTGAAGTTGGAATATTCCGCTACTAGAGAAAGAAAACAATGTTACAACACAAACACATACTAATTAATGCTAAAGTAAAAAATCCATTAAAGACTCCAGAAGATGGCGTTGGGTTTTTAACAAGACTAGTTTATGCAATACAGATGAAGATTATCAAAGGACCTTTTGCTTCTTATGTTGAGGCTGAAGGAAATCGTGGTTTAACAGCAATAGTAATGATTGAAACATCTCATATTGCATTTCACATTTGGGATGAAAAAGATCCTGCAATGCTGCAATTTGATTTATACACATGTGGAGAATTAGATAAAGATATTATTCTTGAACACATAAATAGAGAAATGCAAATAGAATCAATGGATTGGATTTTATTTGACAGAGAAAATGGTTTCAAAGCAATTGACTTGGGTGCAAAATGATAATTGATAAATTAGAAGTTATGGAATCAATTGTTGCAAATAATAAAAAACTATCTTGGGATGGTTGGGATGTAATAGAAATGACGCAATCAGATAAAGGACGTCTATCTACTGCTGGTGCCTTTGTAAATGGAGCATGGTATATTAAAAAAATATTTTCGCCATCAAGAGATGGTTGGAATATGCCAACTAAATATGTAGGTTAATATGAAAAAACATGAGTGGAAAGAAAAAGGATCATGTTATAAATATGATACTAACATTTTTTTTGAAAAATATGAAAATGATTCAATGCTTAGGCCAGCAATAGATAAACTATGCTTAGAGTGTCCTGTTATGAAAGAGTGTTTCTCTGTTGGAATTACTCAAAAAGAATGGGGAGTTTGGGGCGGTATTTACCTTGAACAAGGAGAAATATCTAGAGAATTTAATAACCACAAAACAAAACCAATATGGGCAAACATTTGGCAAACCTTAACCATGGGTATGAATAAATAGTGGCCTCTGATATAATGTTATAGGACTAATAATGTATACTGACAGCATGAAAAGGGCTTTTCGTTCTATTACTGCACCTAAAAACTTTGGTGTGCAAATTATAGATAACGATAATTTTTTGTCTGTTAAACTAGATCCTAAATCTTTGGCTAGGTTAGATCACGATGGAAAGATAGCGGCAGTTGAGTATATAATTAAAGTTAAAAAAGCATTAGAGCAAAATGGTGCTATTGTTTTGTTAACAAGAGAGGCTATTAAAGATGTTAAATAGTTGGTTAATACTTTTATTAATATTTACTACAGCGTTGTCTATGGTTGCTATATTAAAGGGCATGTGGTTAAAGTTTCAGTACACTGATGCTTTGAGTAAAATATTTCAAATGCAAATAGATACAACTACAACAAACGCTTTTTTGCTTGATAAATTAAAGCATAGGGATAAAGAAGAATCTGTAAAGACAGATGTTCAGGAAGGTTTTATAAACTTTCTTAATCAATCTAGAGAGTCTGCTTTTGAGTATATAGAAAATGTACAAAACACTCTTAGTAATGTAGTGACAGATTTAAGTCCCATTATAGAGTTTCATGACAAGTATGGTGCTATTTTTGATACTGATACTAGAAATCAGATGCAGGTTGTATCTAAATCATTTCATGAGTTGAAGAAGTTAATTCCAGAGGAGGTAGATCTTGATAAGGCTTAAAGACCAAACAGATGTAGCGTGGAGTGCTTTTCGTGTGTGTGAGGAATACTCTTGCACTGAAGAAGCAACACGTATATTTAATGATTACCCAAGAGAGTTAAACTTGTGTGATTCACATATGGATTTACTAGAAAGAAAAATGTTTTTATCATGACAAATAGTCAAGAAGTAAACTTTGTTCCATCTAGTCAGGATGCAGAATTTATGACCCCAAGACCACAGTCTGCAAAAAACTATTTACCAAAATGGTTTAAGGATATGCCTACTCTTCAACCAACTTTGAGAGGCAACAGAGACGACGGTACAGCAAAAAAATGTCCACCATTTTTAGATGCATTAACTTCAGGATATACACAAGAACTAATATGTGATGTTGAAATAACAAATCTTGGTATTGATCCAAACACAGGTAATGATATTGTAACCTATAAGTGGGCTGGTCCAATTAAACCATTGTCTACAAGAGCACAGGATACTGATTCTAGAAGAGTGTTTCCTAATTTTGATGGTTACTATACTAACGAATTTCATTGGATTACACAGTGGGAACCTCAGACTCCAGCAGGGTATAGTACATTATACTTTCATCCAGCAAACAGATTAGACCTACCATTCTTAACAATGAATGGTATTATAGATACAGATAAATGGTCAGTTAATGGGCCAATACCTTTTATGGTAAAGAAAGGGTTTGAAGGTTTGATACCTGCTGGAACTCCAATATATCAAATGATTTTTATTAAAAGAGAAGATTGGACTTCTCAAGGATTAGAGTATAATGATAAACAATTTAAAAAAATGTCTTACGGTATTAAAAAGGTAATGGAAAATGGATACAAGAAAAACTTTTGGTCCAAAAAAAATTACTCATAGGTTTGGGCATATTAAATGCTCAAAGAAAAAGGAGAAATAAAAATGAATAAAGAACAATTAAAGGCCGCTCTTGCATCATACGGACGCTCTGTCCTAGGTGCTGGACTAGCATTGTACATGACAGGTGTAACAGATCCAAAAGATCTAGCATATGCTCTATTGGCAGCAATTGCCCCAGTAGCATTACGTGCAATTAATCCAAGCGATACAGCATTTGGAAGACTTCCAGATGTAGCAGAAGTTGAAAAAGCAGCAAAGTCTGCTAAAGCAAACAAAAAGAAATAATTTAGTTAAGGGCAGGTAGTTTTAATTAACTACCTGTCTTTTTATTATAATGGTACAATATATATATGATAAAAGAAGGCGATATGGTTAT